CGATGAATCCAATTTCCTGCGACGCGCAAAACCGCTGGACGGCGGAAACCGAAACTTCCGCCGGCGCCGTCCGCGCTTCGGAGAGTCGGCGCGAGGATGCGCGTCGCGGGAATCATCTCGGGGACGCACACCCCGCTTCAAAAAGCCACCGCGCCTCTCTGCCGGCGTGCGAAAATAAACAGAGCACTCGAACGCGGTAGGTAGCGTGACCGGCGGGGAGAGACCTGCCACAATTCACCCGACAAAAAGCGCCCGGTCGTGAAACCGGGCGCAAAAACAACAAACATGGAAACCAAAACAACAGAGACCAACGGACCGGCGAGTGCGACGGTCAAGAGTGAAATCGACGAGCGCGCCATCGGCCCGTGGCTCGCCGCGCGAGTTGCCGAACTTAACCCATGCCGCGATTATTTTATTCACGACTTCAACATCTCGATCAGTTCCAGCGGCAATTTTGCGGTGTCGTGCTGGAAAGAGGATTCCGGATACGCGCACGCCTGCGGATTCGGCGCAACGATTGCTGAGGCGATGAATGACCTCCGCGCCAAAATCGAACCGCGACTCGGGCTGGCCGACCGCAAGCGCGCGGCCGCTGCCGCGCTGCTAGTCGAGGCTCAGAAAATCGAACTCGCCGAGCACGAGAAGGAGATTTCCGCATGAGCACCGACAACAACGACGAGATCCGCCGCGAGGCGATTGTTGAGAACGCCACCGAGCAGGTCCGCGCGCTGCTCGAAACGCACTTTAAGGACATCACGCGCGCCGCCGAGGAATCGTTCGTCGGCGACGAAAATCAGAGCGAGCCGGTCGCATCGGCGTCCATCTCCGTGAAGTGGTCTGCGCTCGCTGCCGCGCCGAAAATCGCGGTGAAAATCGGATGGTCCGTGAAATACTCCGACGAGAGCGAAACCGAGATCGACCCGCTGCAAAGCAAGCTCGGGCTCGGCGATACCGCGCTCGCAAGCGTGGTGCGCAAAGGCGCAAAAGAGGTGCGCGCCAGCGGGACCACCGTGACCGCGAAAAGCGGTGCAAGCGGGTTCAGGGTGGACGCCGATGGCATCCATAAACTGGAGGCGAAAGCGTGAGCACCGAACTTGTCACCACCTCGACCGCGCTGGCCGCGTCGTCCGCACCTATTGCCGCGATGCTCCAAGCCGTCATCGAAAAGGGCATCACCGCCGAGAACATCGCCGGCCTTGAAAAGCTCGTTGAGCTTTACGAACGTCAGCAGGCGCGCGACGCCGAGCGGCAATTCGCCGCTGCGTTCACCGCGCTGCAAAGCGAGATGCCGCCCATCCACGCGATGAAACCGGTCCCTGACAAGTTCGGGAACCTCAAATACCGGTTCGCGCCCTATGAGGAAATCATGGCGGCAGTCCGCCCGATTCTCCTACGTAATGGGTTCACGGTTACGTTCACGATGGTCATCGCCGACGGCCGCGTGACCCAGAGCTGCACGCTGCAACACACCGGCGGCCACTCGCGGACGAACCAGTTCATGGTCCGTATTGGCAACGGACCACCCGGAGCAAGCGAGGCCCAGGCCGACGGCGCGGCGGCAACCTACGCGAAGCGCCACGCGCTTTGCGCGGCACTGAACATCGTCGTTGACCAAGATACGGACGGACGCACGCCAGACGCTGCGGTTGAAGGTGCGCCCATCGCGCCCGACAAGGCCGCGTATCTCCGCGAACTTGTCGCAGAAACCAAGAGCGACGAAGCCGCGTTCCTGAAATTCGCCGGGGCCGCGACGTACAGCGAAATCGGCAGCGCGAAATACGACCTGCTCGTTGCCGCGCTGCACAAAAAGGCCCGCAAATGAACGACACCGAATTGCTAGACGCAATCGAGCGTCATGAGGGGTGGCTAACATTTGCTGCGATACATGCCGGCACTCCGCAGGCATGGAGGTGTTACATAGAGGGTCGGCATTTTGCCTCACCCGACATTCGCGAGCGGTCTGAACGCATGGGCTTCGGTGCTACGGCGCGCGAGGCAATACGCGCAGCAATAGAGGGTCTCAAATGAAAATCCACGACTGCAAACAAGGCACGCCGGAATGGCTTGCGCTCCGGCTCGGCAAAGTCACCGCGTCCGAAATCGACGCGCTGGTTTCGCCGCTCGGGAAGATCCGCACCGGCAAAGGACCGGAGACGTACCTCTACGAAAAGCTGTGCGAGCGGTTGCTCGGCTACTCGCCGGCTAACGACGCGAATTCCTTTGCGATGGCGCAGGGTGTCATTCTTGAAAGCGAGGCGCGACCGTATTACGCTTTTACCTACGACGTTGAAGTTGCGACGCCCGGCTTCATCACGACCGATGATGACCGTTGCGGATGTTCGCCGGATGGACTCATCGGCGATGACTGCGGGCTGGAAATAAAATGCCCTCAACCTGCCCGTGCTCTAGAATACCTGATGACCGGCGAAGTTCCATCCGAGTACGTGATGCAGGTTCAGTTTTCGATGTACGTCACCGGACGCCCGTGGTGGGTGTTCATGTCGTACTCGCGCCAGTTCCCGCCGCTCGTGCTGCGCGTCGAACGCGACGAAAAGATCCAGGCTACGCTAGCCACGGCGGTTGAGATATTCGCCGAGAAATTTGAATCCGCATTTTCGCGCGTCACCGCGCTGCGCTCTGTCCTTTCGCCGGGCGATGCCGCGCGCAAGGCGGAGCATGAACGGCAGGTCGCCGAGTGGGCCGCGAAGCGATGAGCACGCACACCGTCCTTTTCCTCGTACTGCTCGCCACCGCTGTCGGCATGGTTGCGGGCTACATTGTCGGGCGCGATGCCGGCCGCTCCGAGGGCCGCGACGCGCAATGGGTGGACGACTATTTCGAGCGCGTCCGCAAGGACCGCGAACGTCGCGATTCTGCCGGGCGGTTCCGCGCGAAAGGCCACGCGTGAAATTCCCGACCAACTACCACCGCGAGAAGCAACCTGCTGAGATTATTCTCGGACGACACCCGGCGTTCACGCACCGAGGATGCTTCGCGTCCGCGCGCACGTCCGCAGTCGGCGCGGGATACTTTGCCGCGTCAGTGGAAATTCGGGAAGCCGCGAGCCGCACGCTCGCTCGATTGAACTCGACGCGAGGAAAAGACATATGAGCGCAACACCGCAAATCGATCCGCACGACTTACCCGAGCCCTGCGACCACGAATGGGAGTTCATCGACAACAGTTTCGATCACGAGTTCGGTACTGAGCGCGTCCACTCGTGGCAGTGCGAGAAGTGCGGCGAGTCGCGGACCAAATGCCCGGTGGATTACAACGCGGACCAACTCCCATAAGCATCACCGATATGAAACGAAATGGAGAAATCCACGCGCTGCGCGAGGCAATTTACCGCCGCACGGGGGCGAAGTGCCGCATCGATCTAGCGCCGCCCGAAAGTGGGCCGTGGTCGCTGCGCGTAAGATTTGCCGACGGCAGGACCGGCTTCGACTTCCATCCGTCGCGATTGCATGACTGGTTTAAGTTTTCGCCTAACGCCGCGTATCAGCCGCACGGCGGCGGGGCCACTCCCGAAAGCAAATCCAATGTTTGACCAACTCGAAATGCCCGATTGCGTGCCCGTAGCCGTGTCGGCTGTGGACGCTGGTTCGCCTCCGAAAAAGCCGCGGCAGTGCGCGAACGTCTTCAGCGAATCGGCCACCGCCGTCGCGGAAATCCTGACGCTGCACTTTCCGACCGGCACAATCCTCGACGTGAACTTCGGACTCGGCGCGTTCTATCGCAAGACCGCGCGTGCCGTGACAGGCGTGGACATCCGTCCGCCCGCGGAAATCATCTGCGACAACCGCAAACTCCCCTTCGCGGATGACAGCTTCGACGTGGGCGTGTGCGATCCGCCCTACAAGCGCGGCGAAGATGCAAGCGCGGCCGCGTTTCAATGCCCACTTTACGATGTCGCGTTGGAACGGAAACAGAATCGGATTAGGTTCTTTCGGCTCAACACCGAAAGACTCACAGGTGATTCCTTTGCGGGTGATGAATTGGTCGTAGTTCATGATGTTGAAAAGTGCTCGGAAATCGAGATGAACACACCAGGCAAACCGCGTTCCGTCGTGTAGAGTTTCAGTATTTGCAACGATGATACCTGTGAATCGTCGCGCCAGAATCCGCCGAGTTGGGTCAGCGCGTCGAGGACCGCTTTGGCGAGATTGTCGGCATCTGGTTTGCCGGTGTGCGCGAGTGGCGCTGTAGGTTTCAGTTCACCGTTCGTGCGGCGATGCGACTTCGGGCGCGCAAACGCGAACACGAGTTTGACCGCGACCGGGCCGGCAAACGCAACGTCTGGCGCGCGACGCCGTGCCTCAAACGCAATCGCGCTTTTCCAATTCTCCGCGGTTCCGCTGTCGAACACTCGCGCGGAATACTTTCCGTTGCCGAGCTTCATCGCGAATGCGCGCGGACGTGGCTGGCCTTTCGGCTCGCCGTGGACGAAAAAGGAAATGGTCATGGAAGTTTCGGCGCGAGCACCGCGTCGCAGGGGCTTTCGCGTTCCGTTTCGGCGGTATTCGCGCGCAACGCCTGCGTTTCCATTTCGGCGCGAAGGCGATTGTTGGAGTCGCGCCAGCGTTCAATCTCGCCGCGCAGTCTGGCGATTTCGTCCAGGTCCGCGACCGGCACGACGGCGACACGTTGATACATTAGCAGGCGCGGCACGGCGCGGAGTTCGGGGCGTACCTACAAAGTCGTTCTTTGAGGCTGGAGCTAAGACGCCGGAATCGTCCTCACCGGGCGGGGAAATTCTTTCGGAAGTCGAGCGGTGCGATGTGGAGTTTCATCGCGCGTGGGAATCGAATAATCCAAGGCACATCCGCCGGGCACTCGCTGCGCTCGCAACCGCAATCGCAGCCTCAGAGGGGAAATGAAACCGACCGGCGCACAACTGGAGAAGGCCCGCACGTTCTGGTCGCGCAAGGCCGCGCTGAGAAAACAGCCGATGCACTGCGGGCGTTGCGGCACGCATCTCGGGACGCTGGCAGAACAACCAGACGCGCCGCGCCAGTGCGCCGAGTGCCGCGCGTGGGCAGCGGACTATCGGGCGCGCAAGCGGTCCAAAGTTGTTGCTGTCGAAGCCGGGATGTTGGCGAAGCTCGAAAGGCGCGTCGGCAACCTTGAACACTACTTCGCGCGGTTGTCAGAGGTGCATTCCGTAGCCTACAATCGCGGCTATCGGGCAGGTGTAAGGAAACATCGCGCCAGCGCCGAGAAGGCCGGCTATGTGGCCGCAATGCCCGAAATCAGCCTCCAAGAGGCTGCGGAAATTTCCCATGAATTTACACGCTGACCTCTGCCCATCCTGCCGCAAACGCGGGGTGATCGCCACCACGGGAGGGCCGACCTGCCCGCACGGTGCGGAAACCGGCGCAAAGTGGTTTCCCGACTGGTGGCACGTCGGCCCGTTCAACCCGGAGAATGAGCGGCGGCGATGCGACTGGCTGACCGCGGGGCAAAATGCGCTTGCAATTCCGCAAGCAGGTACGTGAGTGGGGCTGGCCTTAGTACGGCTTCAAAAATCCAATGAACAGTAAACTTCCCTCCCGTTTTGAGACTGCGGCATTATTGGTGCCGGTACTACTTTCTCGAAGCGCGGAGGGTTTTTTATTGCCATGAACACAGAAGAGGAATCGCACGATAATGACCGCGTGCTCGACAGCCAAGACGCGATTGAAATCTTTGCCAACAATTGGGGAGGGGTGACGATTCGCGCCATCACTAGCGACGGCGATGCATTGGTTACGTTTCCAGTCTCCGCAGCCGCGGCGATTATTCGCGGAATAAACCGAGCAAAAACACAAGCGAAAGGATTCTCACCGTGAAAACCTTTCGTGTCTCCAAATGGGACACAATCTACGAAAACAATCGGTCACGAGTCATCACAGACCTCCGCTGGGTTCCGATTCCAAACACGCACGATGGTGAGAAATACACGGAATTGATCACGCGACCAGATGGACCTTTGTTGTTCGCTGCTTGGGTGTTGATTCTCCAAGTCGCTTCAAAATGTCCCAAACGTGGGTTGCTGGTAAAAACCAACGGCGAACCTCACGACCCGGTTTCTTTATCGCTCAAAACTCGCGCACCATCGGAAATCTTCGCAACTGCGTTTCCAGTACTTGAAGCAATGGGCTGGCTTGCGTGCGAAACGTCACCCGAGCGTCAGGCGGGCGTCACCCTGGCGTCACCCGAGCGTCAGGCGGGTGACGCCAATGTGCGCCTGAATGGAAGGGAATTGAATGGAAGGGAAATAGAGAGAGAGAGCGGCAAGCCGCCCAATTCTGCTATGACCAGAGAAGCAGAACGCACACTGCCACCCGACCTCGACAATCCACAGTTCCGCGAAGCGTGGGATAAAGGGCTCATCTACTGGTCCGATAAGAAACATGTCACCATGCCGCCGGCAACGGCTGACAGTCACCTCCGCAGTTGTCTGATCGCCGGCAGTAATCAGGCGATCATTGCCATCGAAAACGCTATTCACCACGGATTCGCCGCGCCGTGTGCGCCCAAATCCAAATCTCTCAAGAACGGCGAACGTGATAATCGCCCAGAGCCGCACTACCGCGAGGTCAAATGAGCGCGACGCACAACATCGAACTTGAGCAACTACTGCTTTCGACGCTGATGTTTGGGGCGGCAGAGGTCCAGGCGGCCGTCGGAGCCGGATTGGTTGCAGAGGCGTTTTATCTGCCGGCGCACGCGACAATCTTCCGTGCTTTGTGTGTCTGCTCGGCGGATGGCGGCCAAACCGACGCTGCGGCTGTTTGGCGGACTGTTAGCGGTCTGGCAGGGGCAAAGCCCCAACTTGGCGAGATAGCGGCCTTGGAGGGCAAGGAACCGACATCTTTACGCCGCGCAGCGCACACTGCGGACGTGCTTGCGCTATGGCGCCAGCGGCGACTTGTCGCGAGCCTAACGCTGGGACTCGTCGAAGCCGGGAAACCTGCCGCTGATTGGTCGGATATTTGGGAAAGGGTCCATCCTCACCTTGCGGCCGCGCATGAAACCACGCAGGTTAGCGCCGCGCGGGACATCGAAGCCATGCGCGCCGCCGCCCGGTTGTTGGTGAACGAGCCAATCATTGGGACGACTGCAGGACCATTCGCGTCGTGGGATCGACAATCAAAACCACTGCGCGCCGGACAACTTGTGATTCTCGCCGGCCGCCCAGGCACCGGCAAGACGGCGATGGCGTTGCAATACGCCGAGGCCGCACTACTCGCCGGCAAGCACGCCGCGTTTTTTTCCCTCGAAATGACCGGCGAAGAATTGATGCACCGGATGGCACATCAAATAGCGCGCAGCGCATCGCCGTCTGACGTGCTGGCGGCTATTGACAGGATTCCGTCGCGGACGTTGCACCTTTACGAGGCGCGTGATCATGCGGCCATGTCGCAGATCGACGCGCGAGCGCGGTTACTAGCGACGGCGTACCCGCTCGGGCTTGTTGTGGTGGATTATCTCGGGCTTGTGCGGCCACCAAAGGAAACGCAGCGCGACAACCGAGAGCGGCAGGTCGCGGAAATGTCCCGTGCGTTCAAGCTGCTGGCCGGTGCGATTGGCTGCCCGCTGTTGCTCCTGCACCAACTCAACCGCGAATCCGAAAAGGATCAGCGCCGACCGCGGCTGTCTGACCTGCGCGAGTCGGGCAGCATCGAACAAGACGCGGACGTGGTTTGGCTGTTGTGGGAAAAACCGCCAGACGGTCCGATTGATTCCGAATCCGAGCGCGCCGAAATTCACCTGATTCAAGCGAAGCGGCGCAATGGACAGCCAAATATTTTCACAAAGCTGTCATTCCATCGTCCAACAACCTCATTTTCACCGATTCACAATGGATACGAAAACCAGAGATGACAGTTTTACCGCGATCCATGTTTTGCTCTGGAGTCGGATGATTTGGTCTCGAATGAACGTGGCCATGCGTCTGGCTGTCTCGATTTCCGCCTCCTGTCGGATGTCACAGGCAACCTCGTCTTCGTGGACGAGAAGTCCATCACGATGCATCTCAGGTTGTGAATACAGGCGCCGCGGTGTCATCTGTCGCTCACTGGCATGTT